ATCCTAAATCAGCAACTAAAGTTTGACCATTTGGTACGATTATACTTTCAGGTTTAAATGTAAATTCTCCTCCCCATTGTCCATCACCAAATGAGTTTATTCCCCAACCCTCTGGTCCAAGATGGGCAGACATTGATAAACCCTCTATTGAAACAGTTGTAGTATTTTGTCCCCAGTTACCAATACTCCATTCATCTCTACCCCAACCTTCTTCAGATTGTGCATAAGGTAATTCACCTAATTCTGAAGTTATACTTAAACCATCAATTGAAATTACAGGACTAAAACTATTACCATAAGGAGCAGTACCCCATGTAGAGTTACCCCATCCTTGTTCTGAAGAAGCAACTAATGAACCTACTTCTGTAGACATTGTTACTCCAGTTACAGGAACATTAAGAGTATCTTGTTGACCAAAATTAAGTTTTCCCCACGTAAGCATTCCCCATGAATCAGGTTCTACAGTATTTGCTGATCCACCCATTCCTGAGTGATACTGACAATAATAATAAAGTTGTGGTGCACTAGCAGCTACAACTATTTGAACATAGGCATTTGCTTGACCTGTTGTTCCAGAAGTTGTTACTCCTGTTGTGTATTCAGAACCGCCGTTGTGTGTTCCATTGCTTGTTGTAGAAAATTTAAATGGGTGAGAACCCATCGAACTATCAGAAACATCAAATTTATAAGTATAACCTTCTGCAAGGTTTACAGTTTCTTGTAAGACTCCGTCTATATAATATCTGTTACCAGCACCAGGATTAGCAACTGTTACTGTGAAAGTTCTGATTAAAGACATAAGGATTTACTCCCTATGCTGTTAGTCTCAGAATAGCAGATGATGCGTCGTTAGTTGGAAATTGAATTGTAAAAGTTCCTGAAGAAACAGTTTTGTCTCCACCGAAAGCTATAGCACATACAGCTTCTGTAGTACCAGAACCACCGTTTGCTTGTGTGTTATAAATTAAACAACCATTAGCTGTGAAAGATGCTGATGTCCAAGACGTGTCAGAAAAATCTGTGAATGCAGTAGTACCAGTTAAACCTACACCAGTATTTACAAGAGTGTTTCCTGCTGTTGTATATCCATTACCGTTTGCTACTTCGTTTGTAGAACTATAATCTGTAGTGGTTGCATTTAAAGTTGCTGAACTTGTATACAAAGCTATTTTAAAAGTGTCTCCACCTGATCCATTAGCATCAAAATCATGATAACCTTGAAATAATTCTTTTTTAAAACTTGAACAAACTGCTGATGATATTGCCATAATTTTTATCTCCTAATTTATTTATGGTGACGGTGAATCAATTTTAATTCTGACAGTTCCGTCAGTGTAATCATCTCTTCTTCGTCTTCCTAATTGCGTTCCCGCAATCTTTTGTAATTGATTATTATACTTTCCTTCGTACAATGTCAACATATCTGTTGGTCCTTTTAAAAAAGAAAATGCTTGTGATAAAGCAGCATTTAAAATTAATTCTGGATAATAGTTACTTATATAAGTAGTTGTATTAGCTCCTGATAAGCCTGTTGGAAGCTTATTATAGTATATTCTAAACTTGTAATTAACATCAGGTGTAGGGGCTACATACAGGCCTCCTGAGGTAGAATCACTTAATCCAGTTGCTCCACCAAACATAGCATAATATTTAGGAGTTCCTGTTACATCTTGACCGGTTTGAGATCCTTCTGGTCCTGTTTATCTTCCTACATACTCAGATAAATATGTTTGATCTCTTTTTTCTAACCATGTACCTTGTTCAGTGGTATTGGCTGCATTAAATATTTCAACACCTCTTATAAATAAAGCACCTGCTGGTGAATTTATTGTATTATCATCTGCAACTAAAGTACCTTCTTGAACAAATCTATCTGAATCCATAGGTAAATCATTACTAATTCTATTTTCAGCTAACATAATAAAGTCATCAATTATAGCTTGTGTAAAAACTGTAGAACCTACTTCAGTATAATCTCTAATTGCTGTTGTTAAAGTTGCGTAAGTGTATGCCATAATTATGCTTCTAAGGTTACGGGCCCAACTCCTACGGGGTAACCTCCTCCTCTTCCTATTGATGTAGCATTTGTTGCGGCTGTAAACCAAAACCAATTAGTTTGAGTAGCATCAGTTGCTCCAGTTACATATTTACCTACTGTTATAGCATATCCTGTACTTCTTGCAATAACTGCTCCTGTAATACCATTAACATTATCGGGTGTATTATAATTTCCAGCTATACCTGGAGCACCACGAAATCTTTTTATATCTCCTGTTTCATATTTATGTCCTGGTAAATTAACATTTACAATCCCTGATCCAACTTGATATGTTTCAAATGGATCAAACATTAATAAATCTAAAACACCAAATTCTGTTCTTGCTGGATATGCATGTTCCAAGGCTTGTGCATCAGCGCCCACGGGTCTTGGTGTAAGTTGAGGTTGCTTAACTTCAAACTCAGAATTATGAACCCACGATCCATTCCATTCTTGAACCATTTCATTATATGGAAATGCAGCACCCGATCTCATTGAGATCATTAATGCTCTAGAACCTTTGGAATAAACAGCCATTAGATATTAGGGTAATAAGTTTTAGGGGTTATGTATGTACTAGATGGAGATCCATCTTCAGATAAAGCCCTTGCTAAATCATCTTCGTAAAACAATTTTAATTCTTGTGTTCTCTCTGGTGCAAACTTTTGAGATAATAAATAAGTTAAACCTGAAACCATACATGGAATAAATCTAAAAGGAGTATCTGTTGCATTACTAAATGCCCCTACGTCTTGAATTCTTTTAACATAATAAACCATTAATTTACTTGTTGCTGCTGCAGCTGCTGCATTAGGTAATGGATAAAGTGTAACTGTAACTCTATCTATAAATCTTTGAACCCAGAATTGAGAAGGGGTTCCAACTGCAGCTTTGTTGGCTGTACCGGAATAAGCAGATCTATCTACTTTAGATAAAGCAACATCTGACTGTGATGTAGTATTATAATTTTGTCTAAAACCTATATTTAAAATATCTGTAATACCATAAACATTTGCTGTAGGTAAAGTTGTAGCTTGTGGTGAAGCGGCAGCAGCTGCTGCACTATCAACTGCATTTCTATAAAAAGTATATGTACCTGCACCTTCGTCAGTTGCATTAACATTAGTAGATGACCCTTGAATCAATGTAACGTTTGTATTACCAACTTCCCAAAAATGCAAACCTCTATTACCCCATTCTTGAAATAAAATATTTAAAGATCTTCTAGCTGTTTTAAGTTGATGTCCAGAAGTTCCAACTAAACCTATACGTTCATAGGCATCAGAAATAATCTCATCAATAGAAAAGTCCTGGTCAAATTGATAAGCACCTGAAGTTGTATTAGACATTTAATACTCCTTTAAAATGTTCCTATAATATAAAAGAAATCACAGTTAGTTAAATCCGCATATATTCCAGTGTTAGCATAAATACCTGCTCCTGGTAAATTAAATTCCATAATTTCATTAGCTGCTGCTCCAAACTTGCCATGAAAAATTAATGCAGAAGCTGTTTTAGCAGTTCCTATTTCATTATAAAGTTTAATTTCAGCATCCGCTGCAGAAGCTTGACCATATATAGTCATAATATTTGCTTTAGTAATATTGGCTGCTGAACCAGCAACAAGGGATTGAACTTGTCCATCTGCTGTTAGTATTACTGATTGTTTAACTTTTGATGTTATTGACATATTTTTTTCTCCTTAAATTTTGTAGAGGCCCCGAAGGGCCCCTTAATTATTTATTATGCTTCTTTTGCAAAAATACCTTGAACAGATACAACTGTCCAATGAGCAGTTGAATTAAAAGATGCAAGAGTAACATGATCACCAACTTTAGATGTAGTTTTTGTATTAATAAGATCTTTATTATCTGTTAAAGATCCCGCATACAAAATACCATCATTAGCGTTTGGACTAATTGTTAAAGCGTTAGCTCCATCTTGAGCAGTGTTTACAAATGTAATTACTCTTCCAATTGAAATTGCAGGTAAAGTAAATACAACACCATCTGTAGATGAAGTAAATGTCATTCCTGCTGCTAATTCACCTGCAGTTATTGTGTGACTTGTTTTTTTGTTTTCTAAATTAAATCCCGTAACAATTGAAGCTTCATTAAACTTTCCTTGTAATACCGGTCCTCTAAATAGTGTTTGTGCCATGATTATTCTCCTAGTTAATTCTACATAGTCTCTAGGCCGTCGACTATACCGCGTCCATGCAGAAAATTAATTTATTGTATAGTGTGAATATTATATGTTATTTTTGAATAGAGTGCAAGAAATCCTAAGGTATTTATGCGATTTACGCAATGTAGCTTTTGTCTAAGTAGCTACAGAAACTTGTGGAGCAGAACCTTCTACGCTATTCTGTAAGTGAGCTAATCTTGCTTCTTCAAGCTTGATATCTGTGATGACTTTTTTGACTTTGTCGTCAATTCTAACCATCTCAAGAGTATATCTGTTATTATCCAGATGCTCCTGTTCCCACTTCAACTCCAAGGACCTTTTTGCTTTGTATAGGTCTTGTATCATCGATAACCTCTTCATAAGTTATTCTATTTAATCCGGAATGATAACTATTTCCGAGACTTTCCCAAACTATACCCTTTTCTCCAACTTTGTCAAGTATAGCTTTTTCAACACTTTCAGCTGTATCCAACTCATGTTCAATATTAAATTTTGCATGGTGGTTGTAGGCCCAGATGTTGATGAGAGTTTTTTTCATAAGTTTTTCTTTCTACTGTTAAAATGTGGCCGAAACATGTCCGGCCACAAAATTATTTACTGATTATGCACCACTACAACCGAAGATACCTCTATAGTCAGAAACGCCAAACGCGTATCTTTCTCTAGCTTTGTATCTAACGTTTCCAGTGTCGAAGTCTCCTTCCATTGACGTAGTCAACGGAGTTCTTGAGAACATCTTCATACCATTTGGAACGTCTGTAATTAAGAACCAAGAATCAGCGTCAGTTAGGAAGTTGTTCACTCTATAACCTTGAGGAACCATTCCCATTGAGTTGATTGCATTGATATCATTATCAGCAGTTTGAGTTCTACCTTGAGACTTCATAAGTCTTTCAGCGTTGAACTGGTTAGCTGATGGAATGATCATCTTAACCGCTTTAGCAGCTATTCTTAAACCTCTTTCATCAGTGAAAGCAGCTACGTCGATTAGCGCTTGTTCTAATGAAGTTTCGTTTAAGTCAGCTTGAGTAGCAAAAGTGTTAGCTACATTCGTACCTGAAACTGTAGTATGCGCTGTATTAAACAGTGATACTTGGTCTCCAGATGTAAATGTACCAAAACCATTATTTAATGGTGCTGCACCTTTTACTTCTTTAGCGTTGGACATAGATCTTGCTAGTGCTTTTGTGTATCTAGAAGAAAGTCT